AGAACCCGAAAGGGAAAATTAGGATGTTATAAATATGTCAACGGACGTCGAGTTGCTTTTGTCAGAAAGGGTCGAAAATATTAGTTGTGATAGCTGCGGAAGCAGTAAGGTTACAAAAAATTACATCGATGTTGCCGAAGTAGTTCACTGTGTATGTGAATGCGGCAAGGAGTGGGTTGAATGAAACAAGAATTGTTTGAGTTTGTGTTTGCACAAGCAACCGTTCAAGAATACGATTTGGTTCCTGCTATGAGAATGCCTCGTGGTCAAATAGTATATGGCCCAAAATACGTACCTCGTCATTTGAGGCCAATGTTCGAAGGTCACAAAACATATCCTGAGTTATCAAGGCGTTATTCTCCGGTTATTGCCGGCGCCGGCAGGGTAATTGCTCCACCGCTGTTGGTGGCATACCCGTTCGTTACTGCTACAGCACATTATCCTGATGTTGCAAGCAAGCAGTATCAGTCAGCAATGACTGGTCAACCGACAGCAAGCGATCCGAGATTATTATCGGGCGGTAAACAAGGGCTGTCGTACTTTAGATTTAATTAACCTCTGAAAGAGGTTGAGGGGGGGCATCTTCTGCGAAGATATTATTACCCCCCCCAACTTCACAGTTAACATGGGCACTACTGAAGGACCTAACTGGGAAGTTAAACTTAACAAAAAATACTGTAGGCATTGTTGGCCTAATGACTGCAGGTGTTTTTAATGACAAATTATTGTTTAGATTGTGATCTGTTTTTGCCAGATTCACGAGCAGCGAAAGTAGTTTTTAAAGAATATATTTGTAAATGTTCCTTAAGACAATATCGTCTGGAGGATTTTGTATGAATGTACAAAAAAGGCATTGGTGTTTTACAGCGTATGCCGGTCATTTAGGATTAGATGATGATTTTTCTTCTGAAGAAATCATAGATGCGATGCAATCACATTGGGAATCAGTTAATGATTTACCGGGAATCCGGTACGCTATAGCACAAATAGAAATGTGCCCAACTACACACAGGTTGCACATACAAGGTTATCTTGAATTTAAAGATAGTAAAAGAATGGGTACTATCTACAAGATGTTTCCTGCTAATCTTGAATACAGGAAAGGCAGCAGAGATGATGCAAGAGACTATTGTCGAAAGAAAAAATGGAAAGGAAAAGAAAAAGGTCAAGTGCAACGCCTACCCGAATTTGGAGAATGGCGTAAGGAGAGAACTACTGGTATATCTCCTAAACAAAGATCAATAGAAATGCTAAGAAAAGGGTTTACCCCTGAAGCAATATTGAAATATGATATAGAAGCGTATTTTACGCACTATAAAGCGATAGAATCTATATATCGATTAATGCAAGAAGCCGAGATATCTTTAATAACCCACGGCGAAGAAGAGTAATTATGGCGAAACGTAATTATCGTAAATCTTCTAAAAAAATACAGCCAGCTGTTGAAACTCTAACTTTTTATTTCGAACCTGTTCGGGCAGGTACTGCTTCCGGTACTGGTGAAGTAGCACCAGGTCAACAAACATATTATTGTGATCTAAGTCAAGTGGCTTCACTTGCTAACCGCAGATTTTACAGGCAGGGATTAAATTGGGCTGTAGGCGGTATGAGATTTAATAGTACAAATGTGATAACTGTAGGTGGTACTACTCTAGTACAACAAGATGCGCCGGAAGGTGCAGTAACAGTACAAAAATTACCTAATACTTGGGTTATGTCAAATGCTTGGGAAAAAGGATTTAGAACATGGCAAAGAATGAATAATGAGGCATTAGAAGAAGCTCCTAGCGTAAAACCGAAGTTTCTTGATTTCAAGATATTCATGGATTCAAAACATCACAGTTCAGAATATGGTAGTCTAACTAATATTCTGCCAACTGTTGCTGATACAAACTTTGCATCACCTGTAACAGGTTATACAGATGCAACAGTAGGAGAATGGACTTATTCAAAGGTAGTTGTTCCTGAAACTTCAACAACAAGTGGTGCTGTCACAGAATATGAATTGATAGCAGTTGGTGGAAATAATCCCGGTGCTGGTGCATCCGGATTAAACGCAAAATCACTTATAGATGGTTATGCGGCATCTCGTGGTTTACCCGATATATTAGATCCAAATACTCCTGATGATGCGGCAACATATACACAAAATTGGATGACTGCAATATTTAACGAAGGAACATTACAGGATTCTACTGTACTAGGTGAGATGATTGATGAAAATAACGAAGCACCTTATCCTTTCGAAAACGACCAAGCCGGTAATTTGGATACAATGTATCCTGGCGGACCAAATCAATTGAATGGATTACAGTTGCATGCAATTGAAAATATAACTGGTTCTACAGTTGGTGGTGTAACATATATTAAAGGCGGAAATTTCCCTTGTGGTTTAATTAGAATTGACGTATTTAACACAGATACAGTATTTGAACAATTAAATGTATTACAAATTGATTTAGTCCCTGGTTCTCATCGAGGATATTTAGCGGAATCTATGACGGAGATGTAAAAAATGCAAACAGAAACAGTATTGGAAACTACAAAATGGGCAGCTTGTCTGAACCATATAAAAAATAACAGGATTGAATATTTATTAGCCACTGCATTCTTGCATATATTGGGGCTAACAAACAAACTATACGCTCAAGTTGAAGGAGTGTGTATTTGATGGCTTATAGAAAAAAAACTTATAGATCTAAAAGAAGAACCACTACCAAAATGGGTAAGGTTTTTAGAACCCGAAAGGGAAAATTAGGATGTTATAAATATGTCAACGGACGTCGAGTTGCTTTTGTCAGAAAGGGTCGAAAATATTAGTTG